AAGAGCTTACCAACAACTTTACTACACTGCAAGGAAAGTACGATAATGATATGAGGTCGTATAAAGAACAGATCAAAAAACAGGCGTATGAATTCGCTGTCAGAGAATTTGCAGGTAATAAGAAATTTACCAGTAATGCGGCAAAAAGAGATTTTATTCAGTCGATGATTGCAAAGGATTTGAAGATGGAAAACAATAGCATCATTGGCGCAGAAGACTTTGTTACGATGTATTCAAAGGAAAATGCAGATGCGTTTGTTGTTGATGATCCTACTCCAACACCACCAAGTAACCCGAAACCACAATTTGTAAATTCTACTCCTGGTGGAAATCCGGCACCTGCCGACAATAATCCATTCCAGTTTAATTTCACCGGAGTTAGAGCAAAACCCGAATAATGAAAGGAAAATAAGTTATGGCACAAGCACTTAATTACGCAAAAGAGTACAGCCGTGCGCTTGCAATGGCGTTCCCATATTCGCTGTATTTTGGCGCACTTTATGCAACTCCGAACAACAACAGATATCGTTGGGTAAACGCTAAGACGATTGAGATTCCGTCTATCAGCACCACGGGTCGTGTAAATGCTGATCGTGATTCTATCGCAACGGCGCAGAGAAATTATGACAATGCTTGGGAGACCAAGACGCTTAGAAATGAGCGTAAATGGTCTACTCTTGTACATCCGATGGATATTGACCAGACTAATATGGTTGCTACTATCGCGAATATCACCCAGGCGTTTAATGAATTCCAGAAATTCCCTGAAATGGATGCATATACCATTTCGAAGATTTACAGCGACTGGACTTCTGTTCCTGGTTATGGTTCTCAGTCTAATCACGTTGCAAATACTACGGTTCTTACGGCAGAATCTATTCTCGGCGTATTCGATCAACTTATGCTGAACATGGATAATGCACGTGTTACTCCTACTGGTCGTATTCTTTATATCACCAACGAGGCCAACGTGCTTCTGAAGTCCGCTGACAAGATTTCTCGTAGCATTGATGTTGAATCTGGTCCGAATGCTATTGACCGTAGAGTAAATCGTCTGGATCAGGTAACCATTGTTCCTGTTCCGGCTGAGCTGATGAAAGCTCTTTATAACTTCACGACTGGCTGGGCTCCGGTTGAAGGTGCTACTCAGATCAACATGATGCTGATTCACCCACAGGCAGTTATTACTCCTGTTAGCTACACGTTCTCCAGACTTGATGAGCCGTCCGCTGGTTCGGAAGGTAAGTACATCTACTACGAAGAGAGCTTCGAAGATGTCTTCATTCTTAATAAGAAGTCTGATGCTATCCAGTTCAACGTAACTGTGGGCTCTGTTACTACCCTTCCTACTACGACCACAACTACTACCACGACTACTACCACGAACGAATAATAAACGAGGTGATTTATGTCTCTAATTGATTCAACAGTAACCGTTAGACGTGGAAATGTTGTTCTTGACGTATCCAGAGAAACACTTGAAAAGTATCTGTCTGACGGATACGATCAGGTGGATCATCGTGGAGCAGTTATTAAGGAAGGAGCGCCGAATGACCCGGCCGCATTAAAAAGCGCCTACGATAAGCAGAAAAGCGAAATCAAAGAATTGGAAGCGCAAATTGAAGCTCTTGAAAAAGAGCTTCAGACGTATAAAGATAAGGCTGAAAAAGAAGAAAAACAGCCTGAAAAGACACAGCGTAAAAAATCATAACGAAAGGCGGTAGAGTTTATGTATCTGACTTATGAAGAATATACGGAAATGGGCGGAACATTAGATTCTACCGCTTTTGCTAATTATGAAGCTGAATCTGAAATGTGGGTCAATTGGTACACTTTTAATCGGCTGAAAACGCTGGAAAGTTTTCCAGATGAGCTTAAAAGATGTGTATTCAAACTAATTGATCTTGCAAAAGCTCATGCAGATTTAATTGCAGGTGTGTCAAACGCAGGTGGTGCAGGCATTGCTTCACAATCAAATGATGGAGTATCAATAAGTTATAACACTATAAGTGCTTCAGAAGCATTTGCGTCATTAAATAACACTGCTAAAGGTAATTTAATTGAATCAACGATTAGATTATATTTAACAGGATTAAAGGATGCCAAAGGCAGAAATGCATTGTATAGAGGAGTGTATGAAGATGAGTGATTATCCGGTTTGGTGGGAGACTACTATTACTGTATACAATAAATATCTTGATCCTCAGACACTTGTTATAACTTGGTACAGACATGTATTGCACAATTGTTTTTGGAAGAATGCAAGTGAAAAAGTCAACATTGGCAATACTGTTTTAGAGACAAACAATATCATTTGTAGAATTCCAAAAGATGATGCTTACTTACCAAAGTATATGTGGATTCAAGTACCAAATGACAAGATGCAAAACTATTTTACGCTTGCTCCGGGAGATTTAATAATCAATGGAGAAGTTGATGATAGAATTGATGAGTATATTGCTGGACACAGAGCAAATGATGTGAAGCAGAAATACAAAGAAATGCAAGGTTGCTTGGAAATTCAAGATGTTGCTGTAAATGTTGGAGCGGGTCGGAATAATGAGCATTATTACGTGCGAGGTATATAATAATGGCTTCTTCAACAATTGATTTCGAAGTTATATTTAATGATAAAGCAGTTCAAGATAAATTCCAACGGGTATTTGATGATGAGAATTTTCGACTTGCTTTACACAATCGACTTGCACAGCGTTGTGACAAATATGTTCCATTTTTGGAAGGCCCGCTGTCTCAGACAGCAGAAATAACTCCAGAGTATGTTCGTTATCACACTCCGTATGCACACAGACAGTATTATTTACATGATATGTGGGCTGACTTGAATGGAGAAACAAACAGAACGAGAGATTATCATCCATTAGCAACATCATTTTGGGATCAGGCAATGTTCCAGCTGGAAGGCGATGCATTCATGGACGATGTAAAAGATTTAATAGTTTGGAGGTATAAACAGCTTTATGGCAACTGATAAGAATCAAGCTATTATAAATTTTTTATTAACGTGTCCAGCACTTTCAGCTAATCCATTATTTTTTAACTTTGCAAATGCGAAAGACGATACACGACAGCTTGTAGTTGCGGCAAATGAAAAGAATCTGAATAGACCATTTGTAGATGGTAGTGTAATGAAAAGATTCACATTTACATTGATTGACTTCAAGTCCGTGTCGTATAATGCGATTCCAAGAGCATCGGGATATACGGATGAAAATGTAGATGATTTACTGCAAGTACAAGACATTTTAGATTGGATTACAGAGCAAGCCGACTTACACAATTATCCAGATTTTGGAGAAGATTGTGTAATTGATGAAATGAGAGCTTTAACTGAAAATCCAAATCTAAACGGAGTTGATACAACCATACAGCCAGCACTTGCTAAGTATAGTGTATCAATCCAAATAGACTATATTGATTATTCAAGAAAGGTATGGGGATAAGAAATGGCGATCAATCAATTTAACCTTAATGCAGGTCAGAGAGCCGAGCGTAAGCTTCTTATTACTGTTGCGGAATGGACGGAAACAACGGGTACAACTCCAACTCAGGTTAGAGAAATTCTTGGTACTCGTACTGAAGATTCCAGCATTGAGTACAATCCAGATATTGAAACTTCAACTGATATTCTGGGCAATAACTACACTGATGTAAACAGAACACAGCCTGAACAGTCGTTTGATCCGTATCTGATTCTGGGCGGTTCCAAACTTGGTGCATTCCTTAATGATATTCGTAAGCGTAATGCTGTGTCCGAGTTGAATCAGTTTACTATTTATGTAATTACTGCATTCGTTGGTGGTAGTACCGCAGGCTACGAAGCTGAAAAGCACACTGATTGCACGATTACTTATGATTCTTTCGGTGGTGATTCGAATGTGAACTTCCCGATTACTGTTCATTTCTCGAATAAAATCACCAATGGTACAGTTGATAAGCTTGCCGATGATTTTGTATTCACGGCAGATACGAATCTGTAATGAGGTGACAAAATGGCATTAACAGAAGAAAAGAACATTCCAGCAGAAGAACCTATTGATATTGATTTATCAGTTACCAGACGTAAGAATTTTCGAATCAACGGAGACAACAGCAGAATTTTGTCTTTGAATATTTCTGATATGGGAATCTTTGCAAGACTTGAAGCAGAATATGCAAAGCTCAAAGATTTATCATTGGAAGCACAAGACTTAATGAGCGAAGAGGAAGATTCAGAAGAATCTTCACTGAAAGCTCTTGCAAAACTTAAAGATATTGATGCTGAACTTAGACAGCGTATTGATACTATTTTTGATGCAAATGTCTGTGAAGTTTGTGCTCCAGATGGTACACTATATGATCCGTTTGATGGAAAATTCAGATTCCAGCATATAATTGAAGTGCTTCTTGGATTATACGAAGGCAATTTTGTTGCTGAATACAAGAAGATGGAACAGCGAATCAATAAGCGTACTGGTAAATATACAAAGAAAAAATGAGCGCATACGAACTTCCCACGTCAATAGATGTGGATGGTATTGAATATAAAATCACTGAGGGCGGTGATTACAGAGTTGTTTTAGATTGCTTCGCCGCCCTCAGTGATGTAGAATTAACTGTACAAGAAAGAATGATTTCTTGTCTGCTTATATTCTACGAACAATTTAATACGATTGAGGATGTTATGACGTGCGCAAATTTGGAAAAGTTAGTTCTCCAGATGTACGCATTTTTTAATTGCAGTAAAATGCATCGAAAAGACAAAGAAACTGATTCAA